GTAAATTGATGTTTTTTAGCCATTAGTATAATGAGTTTTCTTTTTTCTATCTTTCTTTTTTATAATTTTTTCTTTCTGTCTTTATTTCTTTTGGCTGTGATAAAAACTACTAGCGTAAGCTAGTAGTTACCTTTTATCGTAGATGCTCAATAGTGCCAAATACATAAAAAGCCTATAACCATGCAGGTTATAGGCTTTCTGTGTACATCGGCTATTATGCCTAAAGTGTCCATAGCTCACGGAAAATCAGCTACGTATGTAACGGGTATGTAACACATATGTAACATATTATATTAAATTTATAGCCTCTAACAGTTGTTCCAACGTCTTATGAGTGTAAACCCTTTCCGTCACGTCAGAGCTTGAATGTCCTAAAATTAGCTTTTTGATTTTTGCGTTTACGTCTTTGTCATCAAGCAAGCTTGCACAGGTGTGACGGCCGTCACCGGGCAGGTGATTCAATTTAAGCATATCCATAACGGGGTCCCAGTATCTGCCGCGGTATTGATTGTATGAAATTCCTTTCCCTTTTTTGTCAGAAAAAATATATTTGCCGGTGCTGCGCTCATAAGCATCTTTAAAGAAGTCGAAGATTTTATCAGCAATAGGGATTCTTCTGCCACGGCCGGCCGCAGTTTTCATGCCGCCAACGAAGAATTTATTTTCAAAATCGACGTTTGCTTTCTCAACCTTCACTAGCTCGGTAGGACGCATGCCGGTATAACAGAGGATAAGCACGGCTTGCACTTTTACATCCTCGGTATTTTCCCAGAGTATAGCAAGCTCCTTTTTGGTCAGCGGATTGTGCATTTTGCTATCTTCTAATGCTGGCAATTTAGTAAGCTCAACATAGTTTTTCATTACTATATCATTTGCAAGTGCATACTTAGCCATCAGATTACATACGATTCGTATACCTTTTTTGGTGGCATAGCCTTTGCTGCAATCGTTTATAATCTGTTGGAATTGCGCTGTCTTAATATCTTTGAACGGTATATCCCATAGAGGCGCGCAATATTTATATGCGTTTCTATATTGCCTTGGCTGTTCCTTGCCATCAACATAAGTTACATTTAGCCACCTCTCGTGTACCTGGGCAAACGTCAAGCCCACGCTTTCCACGTCATAGGGTGATTGATTGTATTCAGCCAGGGCGTTAAGTGCTTCCGTGCGCTTTGCATAGTAGCCTAGTATTTTCATAAGCTGGCGGCCGTCATTGGTAAAGCCGGTTGTAATGCGGACCATATACGGCCGCCGCCGGTTCCCGGTTAGCTTTGTAACAGAACCATAGCCGTTAGGTAATTTCATGTTTAGGTGCTCCTTCCTTTTTTCAGTTGTTGCATTTTATGCACATACTGAGGATAACGTGTGTATTGATTCTTTCAAGCGTTTATATGAAGTTATTATTCACAAATTAAACATATTATCATGATATAATATAAGTAGGTGTTCGGGGCGGCTGTGCGGTCCGGTGTAGGCGCAGTAGACGGCGCAGCTTCCGTGGGCACATATACAAGCATATTGTATTTCATTTTCGGGGTGTTGAATGAAGTGCAATTCTTGATTCCCTTCTTTCTCCTTTTTTCTAGGTTTTCATGTTTTCCAGATTTTTTTCATGCAAGGCAAACCTCCTTTCAAAATTGTGTATGATTCGGCAAAAACAACAGCAACAATAGCTCACGTGTACGGCGTGGGCTATTGTTGTTTTTGTTTATTTATGAAAAGTGTGGGCCATAATATCACAAGCGATATATTCGTATGTAGAGAGATTATAAAGTATTCTTGATGGCACACCATGAGGAAATTTCTTTTCCAGCCTTCTAATGATGTTTTGTGTAAATAATTCCGTTGATATATTGTGCGAATAAAAAGATTCAGTATCAGTGCAAATCTTCAATAGAAAAGTGCAACCAGCTATTCCGGATAGCGGTGAGAAAATGCCGTTTGCATATATAGATATAGCGGCTATTGGCAAGCACAGCATACCACCAATAACCAAAATTTTAAATGCGAGCTTGGCGAAACCTCCGAATACAAACTTACTAACATATATGCCGGCGTTGGCTTCTAGGTATTCTTGCATATACGGCATTGTCGGGTAGGGGTAATCAGCGTAAGCATTTCTGACAATCGTTCTTGCTCCTTCCTTACCGTTGGTAAGAATGAAGTAGCAGATCAGTGTTATTATTGCAATCGCAAGAGAAATTTCATACATTATAAGCACTCTCCTTTGTAATAAAAAAATAATGGGCAGCTTTTTAGACTGCCCATGTCACGCCTTGCGCCAATGGCACAGCGAAAATTGTTTGATAGAGGTTCTTAATCTGTAGGCTTATAGTGTCACTGTCAACCATGTTAATCACCTCACTTTCTGTCTTTATTTGATTTAATAATAGCACATTTAAATGTAAACTGCAATTCAAATAATTACTTTTCCTAAAACTCTTTATAATGAGCGAGCTTAGTGGTAGAATATAAATAGGTTCTTAATGTTGTAGGCCTGCTTTAATTTGAATGGAGGGCACAATGCAGGTTTTATTGAGTAGGATAATCGGTATATTGCGGGAAGTGAAAGATGAAGAAACGCTGGCTGTCATATACAGTTTTATCCTTGGACTTGTAGACGAAGATTGATTTTTTATTTGCTGCACTAATTTAAAAGGCATAGCAAAATCCCCCGTACCGCGGATGGTACGGGGGATTTTTTTTTTATTTGCCGGTTATTTGCTTTTTGCCAGATTGTGAACGAAATCTTCAAATAAAGTTTTCATTTCGGGCGGCAGTTTGAGATATTCAAGAAATAGATTCTTGGTAAACTCATCATCTGTCTTTAACAGTTTGCCAATTTGCAGTGCTAATTCTTCGTTGGTCGTGTTCCTGGCACGGAACATATTTCCTTCGCCAGTACGTAGCCAATCTTCATTAACATAGAACACACGGCAAATATCACGAATGGATCTATCAGTTATATTGTAAGTACCGTTTTCATAGTTGGCAAGCGTGGACCGTCCTATTTGCATTTTCTCTGCGAACTCCTGCTGATTTAGTTTTAAAGCTTTGCGCAATAGCTTTAAACGCTCATTCATTACAAACCACTCCTTTCTAGTGTTGCCACCAAACATTACGTGCTTATTTTAACATATAAAGAAAAAAAGTACAAGAAAAATGTTTGAAATAAGAAAATACATATTGACGCAAACAGAAGAAGAGAGTATAATAAAACCATGATATGTTTGATGCAAGCTATAAAAGTTTGAGTAGAACAAATTGCTGTATACTGTTTCTTGTATCTTACAAAAAATGGAGGTGAGAACAATGGAAATGTTAGCAACTTCTTTCGCAGTAACCAGCGGAACGCTAATGGGATTGCTGATATTTGTAGTAATTACAAGCTTGCCAGAATTGCGGCAATGGCTTTTGAAGAAAGGCTATAATCAGGCATTCCAGGAAGTGGACCACAGGCAGGCTGATACTGAACGGCAAGTAGAACTTCTGCAAAGGCGCGTGTTTGAGCTGGAAAGAACTCTGCGAGGACATCTTGTTCGGCATTCCATAAACGATATTCAAAAGCACATTGAGGCTCGTTTTGGAGATGGCGTTGATAAGCGTAAAGCATGAGTTTAAAGAGTAAGCGATAAGCTTCTTTCTTGGCAGCGCGTTTTCTCCGTTCCTCGCGTTCCCGGTGCTCGGCAATGTATTTCTGAGTGAAGTACGAAACAACAAGCGCTGAGGCGGTGGCGAGAAGTTGGGAGAAAATCATTTCAATAGTAATAATAATCACCTCCTTTGCTACATTATAGCACGGGAGAGACGGAAGGGAGTGGAAAAAATGGAAGTAAAAGAGATGCTCACCGAAAAGCGCGTAAAGCGCACGGCGGTTGATATGTCCAAACTTAAAGCGGACGGCCTTATGGTTGCGGCCGCATATATGCAGGGCTTGCAAGCTGCCGTAAGACTGTGTGAACAGCAACAACAGGTAGTCGGCCAGTAGGGCTGAAATAGAAACAAGCCCCGCGCCTAGCGTCGGCGCGGGCAGGAGGTGTGCTTTGAATAAGAACACTGACAAGGATATGCAGCGAATCATGGCGGCTGTCGGCTGTGACACACTGGAAAAGAAAGCCAAAAAGGAAAAGCGCGCTGGCGTTATTGAGCGCATGAATCAGCGTTACGAAACGGCAATGCGCTTTCTAAAGCAAAGGAGGCAGTAAGATGCTTGGAAACGTTCCTATTAAAACGGCCGCACGGCTCATGCAAAAAAGCGAGATGTTTGTGCGTATGGGCCTGCGTAGTGGCGCGTTACCGTTCGGCGTGGCAATTCACGCTAGCAGTAAAAAGAGTTGGGCTTATCATATCAGCCCGGCAAAGTTTGCTGAGTACATGGGGATTACGCCTCTTGACTTAGAGGCAGAAGTTTGGAGGTACGAATGACCAGGAAAAAGAGAAAATGCGCTGTGTGCGGTAAAGACTTGTCGCACATGAACTTCTCTAAAGTAGTAGATAAGGAAAGCGGCCTGCTTGTTACCGTGTGCAGCGGCGGCGAGTGCTGGCGCAAGATTGTTATGAAAGGATGGGGCAAATGAGTAAGACTACTAAAAGTTTAGTAAAGGCTTTTATCATCACTGTTATTCTGCTTGCCGGTCTTATCTTTCTGACCGGTGGCAGCGCTGCGAAGCTGGCCATTAGAGCACATGGCTTTTTGTTCCCTAGTTATAGCAGAACCCTGGTTGCTTACTATGTAAGCGAGGGGGAAACAGTGTGGGATATTGCAAATGCTCATATGAAAGAGCAGGACAAGTACAGAGATTGTCGCGAGCTGATGTTTGATATTCGCAAGCATAACAATCTTATAGGTAAAGAGTTACAAGCGGGACAACAAATTGTTATCCCTTTGTATAAAGAAATTTAATTTTATTTTTGAAAGGAGATTGATTTTATGAACAACGAATTCGAGCTGGCGATTAAAGATTTCGTCCGCAATGGCGGCGTAGTGCTTGCCGCTAACCACAATGCAAACATTGTCGGCGCCAAAGGCGATATGAATAAGGTCGATGAATACCTTATAAAAGCGCTTCTTAGAATAAGCGTATCGGTTATCAAAAATAACCCCAAGGCCTTTGAGGTTATGGCGGCGGCTACAGTAGTTCACCTGTGGAGTGCTGTAAAAATTGCAGAGCAAAATTACAACGTACCGAACCTCGCTAAAGATGTGATGTATCGCATCGTGGGAGCGTTGACCGACGAAGATATTACGTATATGACAACTCTCTCCGCGAAACGTATGTTGGAAGATATAGAGAAAAGTGGGAAAGTAGGGAAAATAGAAAAATGAAGGGCAAATTAATTATGACAGTTGAGCAGGCCGCTGACCGCGTGGCGTGGGAACGCGTCCGCAATAGCGGTATCGGCGGCAGCGATATTGCCTGCATCATGGGACTGAATCCCTGGAAGAGTGCTTACGCACTCTACGCTGAAAAGCATGGCGATGTAGAAGCAGAGGACCTTTCCAATAATGAATTTGTTTATTGGGGCACGGTGCTTGAACAGGTTGTAGCTGACAGATTCTGTGAGCTGACCGGCAAAAAGGTTCGCAAATGCGGCACATTGCAGGATGAAAGCTATGAGTTCATGCTGGCGAACGTCGACCGCCTTGTGGTAGGCGAGAATGCAGGCTTGGAATGTAAGACTGCGAACGGCTTTAAGTCGAAAGATTGGGACGGTGACGAGTTGCCGGATAGCTACTATTGTCAGTGTCAATGGTATATGGCTATTACCGGCTGCGAGAAGTGGTATATTGCTTGCTTGATTGGTGGCAACCATTTTGTATGGAAAGAAATTCCGCGTAACGATGAGTTTATTTCAGATATGAGAGCGGAGGCGATTATATTTTGGAACAACCTGCAAAGCAACATCCCGCCGGAGGTTGACGGCAGCGAAAGCACCGCCGCAACCATTGACAAAATGAATAAGGATAAGTTAGCGGTTGACAGTATCGCACTGCCTAGCGCAGCAGAGCAATACATTAAGTGTATTGACGGACTGACGGCAACGAAAAAGGTGCTGGAAGAACAGTTAGCGCAGGCACAAAACGCCTTGAAGCTCATGCTGAACGGCAGCGAAAGCGGCGTGTTTATGGATAGAAAGATTACCTATAAACAGACTGCTGCAAGAGTAACGCTGGACAGCAAGGCGCTGAAAAAAGACCTGCCGGACGTGTACGAAAAGTATGCTAAAGTTGGCAAGCCTAGTATGAGGTTCACGTTAAAATGAGCCTTTCAGAACTTACAGAGCAGGAGAAGTTAGGCATTACGCTATTTCACAAGCGTTGCAAATTGTGCCTGCGTCAAGTCGATGTTGCAAAGAGGCTTTACATGGACGCACAAGCAATTTCGATGTATGAACGTGGCATAGTGAAAACTATTTCATTTGAAACACGCATTAAAATTGCGCTGGTTCTGGACTTATCGCTGGAAGAAATTTTATATGACAGCGAAAAGGATTGTTTGAAATTAAGGAGGTTAAAAGAAGATGGCAACCATTAACGGTATTACAAAAAGAGCGGCAGCACCTGCGGCCGCTAGCAAAGCACCTTCTGCATTAGGTGTGATGATTGGTTCTCAAAGTGTTCAGCAACGTTTTGAGAAGATGTTAGGCAAGAAGAGTGCGGGCTTTCTCTCTAGCCTGCTGACACTGACCAACAATAATAAATTGCTGGCAACGGCAAACCCGAAAACAATCTTGGCTGCTGCTGCGACGGCCGCAAGCCTGGACCTGCCTATTAACCCGTCCTTGGGTAAAGCGTGGATTGTTCCCTATAAAGGAAGCGCGCAATTCCAGATTGGCTATAAAGGCGTAATCGAACTCGCAATGCGCACTGGCAAGATGAAGCACATCATTATGACGCCGGTGTACGAGGGCGAAATCAGAGATTGGAACAGATTCACTGAGGCATATACGCCGGGCGAAAAAGCTTCCGATAATATTGTAGGCTACTTCGCAAGATTTGAAACCATTAACGGCTTCAGCAAGACCGCATACTGGACTAAGGAAGAAGTTATCGCTCATGCCAAACGGTTCAGCAAAGCATTTAATAGTGGCCCGTGGCAGTCTGATTTTGATGCTATGGCTTGCAAAACCGTTCTTCTCTCTATCATGAAAACTTACGCGCCTATGTCTATCGAGATGCAGGAAGCGTTAGAGAGTGACGGAAAAGCCGCTGTGCTCAACGAAGAAACCGGCGAGGCTGAATACATCGACGTTGACGCAGAGAACGCTACAGAGCAAGCGCAGGAGCTTACAGAGGGCGGCAAGGTTGATACTGCTACCGGTGAAATCTTCACGGCAGAAGAAATTGAAGCAAGCATGAAATAATAAAAAACATCGGGGACAAAATGTCCCGAAAAGTGGGGACAAAATGTCCCCCAACTTTGGGACAAAATGTCCCCTAAAAATTTGAAAGGTGCGGGACAAAATGTTGAATGTAAAAGCGACGCCGCGCGAAAAAAGCAAAGCATTAGTTCTTGTAGGTAAAGGACACTTTGGCTTCAGTAACAAATTTGCGGACGATTTAGAAGAAGCAAAGCCAGATGCTTTCGACTTATTCTTTGAGCTTATCAAGGGAGCAGCTGGACTTCATCTTCTTTCTATGTATTCGTATAGAAAGAGCAATCCGAAACGCTGGTATAGATTTTTGAAGTTCTGCAAGAAGGACGGAAGAATCAAGGTATACCGGAAGAACAATAAAATGGTGTACGAAGTACCGACATATTTCGAGGTATAAAACATGGCTGGCAGGTATTATTGGTTAAAGCTCAACGAAAACTTCTTTGAAAGTGATGTGGTTGAGTGGTTAGAGGACCAGGAAAACGGCGAAAAATACGTACTCTTGTACCTTAAACTATGCTTGAAATCACTGAAAACTGACGGCGTACTTGTACGGCAGGTCGGTAAAATAACTGTGCAGCATACGGCTGAATCAATCGCTAAGCAGACGCAATTTGATATTGAAATCGTCGAAAGTGCGCTTGCTTTGTTTGAACAAATTGGCCTTATAGAGAAGAACGATAAAGGCGAAAGCTACTTGCCGGAGGTTGCTAACATGACCGGCAGTGGCAGCGCGTCAGAATCAGCGACGAAAAAAAAGGCACAACGGCAAAACAAAAAGGGACAAAATGTCCCGAAAAGTGGGGACAAAATGTCCCCCAACTTTGGGACACAATGTCCCCACGAAAAGGGGGCAAAATGTCCGACAGAGATTAGAGATAAGAGTATAGAGTATAGAGATAAAGAAAAGGATGATTATCATCATCCTAAAAGAAATGACGATGACGAGGAAAAAACGCATACTGAAATTTTTGCCTTGTGGGAGAAAAACATGATGCCGCTTACTCCAATCGTCGGAGAGAAACTGCAAGCCTTGTTAGGCGAGGTTGGTGAAGCTGCCGTAGAGCAAGGAATACTAGCGGCGGTAGAGCACGGCGCAAGAAACTTTGCGTATGTGCAGACCGTAGCAAGAAACTACGTCAGCGGTAACAGCAAGAAGCAGAATGCAGGTGCCGGATATTCCAGCATGGACCTGGTAAACGAACTTTACGGAGATGTAGGAGGCGAGGACGATGCTGCAACAGCAGAGAATAGCCCAAACGATTGTTAAACTGCAACAGGCAGGCAAGCGGATGCCGCAGGATATACGGCCCGGCTTTGACCGCCTGGAGGAAGCGAAACGAATCTTGTCCGAAACAGTAAACCTTTGGGCAGGAATTTTTAATCAGCAAAATATAGGCCTTGATCGGTGGGAGAAAGCAGAGCAGATTGCGCTTACCTTGACCGGTGCGAACGGCCTTAACGTGAATATAATCAGCCCGGCGCTGATGCAGGCTGCTTTGAAGCAAGCGGAAGAAGCGCATGTGCAGGAGAATATCAACCGCTGCAACATGGAGAAGTTGAGCCAAAGCACTCCAACGCCTAAGGGCATTGCCGAAGTGTTGCTTAAATGGACGCGGATGAGGATGGCTAAACACCACCCGATTTCGTCGCAGGATATGCCGCAAAGTAAGGCTGTCTTTGAGTACGGCCGCCAGATTGGATTGAGCGACAATGCAATAGACAGTCAATTCCGAATCCTGCAATGTTACATGAATGACTTCGCGTACAGCTGCAAGCATCATGAGCCTTGTAAAAGTAAGCTGCTAAAATGTGGCGATGTGCTTACTTTGGAGGTGCTGGCGTGAATAATTGGACGGCATGGGTTGGCGTGAAATTTGGCACGCTGACTGTTGAGAAGTATTTAGGCTACCAGAATAGGGGTTCAGCTTACTTCTTGGTGCGTTGCGATTGTGGCAAAACAAAAAAAGTGACCATCTGGGAGTTTAAGAAAGGCAAGGAAAAATCTTGTGGCCTGCTGAGATGTAAAGCAAAGGTAAAGGGACTGACGGGTACACCGAAACCGCCGGAAACCATTACGCAGCAGGATGAAACTGCCAGCGCGCTAGAAACACGCTTAAAGCCTAAATACTATTGCAGGGCAGTCACGCCGGACTGCGTGATAAGCACTCTGCTGCACGTATGCTGCTGTGAGTGCGACCGCCCTTGCAAGCGGTGCGAAAATACGCCGCAGAAGTGCGGAGCGAGGGAGAGAAAGAAGAACTAAAGGAGGTTGAAGAACATGGAACATCAAGAAAAACTGATTAAGGCTGTTAATGCAGAGCTGGAAGAATGGCGGCTTAGCGGCGATGTTGATTATCTGCATAAGGCTATGGCTGCTATCCGTGCGGCGATTGAGGAGGAGGCAGAGTAATGACACCAAAACGTCAGAAATGGTGGGGTAGCATGCCAACGAAGCAGAAATATTTGTACAGAGAAATTGCGCATTTGAAGTACAAAAGAAGCGCAGAAAAATATCATGCGAATACAACGTGGAGCAGCACGGTTAAAAGAATTGCTCTTAGCCATGTCAATTGTTATACGGCTCATATCCGTGCTTTAAAGCATGAGCTTGACCGTACAACGGTAGTGACGTATACAGAGCGCTACGAAGGGGCGACAGGTATTTGCCGCTGTGAAAAGTGCGGCGGCACTTTTGAAGATTTTGGACAGACATACTGCTGCTGGTGTGGCAGAAAAATTAAGGAGTGGAAATAATGAAAATTACGCAAGAGAAATTGAAGGAAATTATCGCGAGCCATAGTAAATGGCTGCGGGGTGAGAATGGCGGGAAAAAAGCAGACCTCAGCAATGCAGACCTTAGTTGCTTTAATCTCAACTATACAGATTTAAGAGGAGCAAACCTCTGCGGAGCAAACTTCTATGGAGCAAACCTTTACGGAGCAATCCTTTGTGGCGCAAACCTCTGTGACGCAACCCTCTGTAAAGCAGACCTTAGTAATTCGAGCCTTTGTGGCGCAAACCTCTGTGACGCAACCCTCTGTAAAGCAGACCTTAGTAATTCGAGCCTTCGTGCTACAGACCTCCGCCATACAAACCTCAGTAACTCGAAATTCGATAATGTTAACCTCAGCACTACGAGCCTTAGCAAAACCTACTATCAGATTGTCCGTATAGGCAGCAGCCTTGCCTAAGGTAGCTGCCGAATTTGGTGTGGAGTATGAGCTATAGGAGACTTTAAATGAATTATGGCGATAAACATACAGAAGATAGTCTTTGCTTACGTTTAGGGCGTTTATACGGTATCAAACGTGGCTTAGATTGCGGTCCGAATATCATAATGGACAGGTATTGGAAGATATGGGACGGCGACGAACGGCAAGAACTGTACTTTGGGTGCTACGAAGCTGACTTCTTGTATATAACCAATAGTAATTATCTTTATGAGGTCGAAATCAAAATCAGCATTTCAGATTTTAGAGCAGACCAAAAAAAGAATAAATACCATGACCATCCAGACGTTAGAGGTTTTTATTATTTCGTTCCGCAAGAGCTTTACAGCAAACATGAGGATGAAATTAAGATTACGTGCAAGGAAAAAGGTGCAGGCTTAATTGTAGATGGTTATCCAATCACAACAGTTTTAAAGCCTAAAGTACGTAAAGAAGTTAACCCGCTGACCGATAACGGGTATATTCATTATCTGAGACTGTTTGCCAAGAAATGGGTAAGAGTAAGGGAGGAACAAAAATATGAATAAAGGGTTAAGCGAATTTATGTATAGCCAGCTTGACGAATTGGAGGAACTGTTCAAGAAAAAGCATGAGCAGTATTCTTCCGGCGCAGATGAGCTTGCTAATTTTCGCCGCGGCGCGCTGCTGAACGGACGTAGCGACGATGCAGAGGGAATGTTTGAGGAACTGAAAGCGTATGCAGCAAAGCATATCGCTTTTGTTTATACTCACGATATTCATGGCGATAAAATTGCTGAAAGTCTGAAAGACATTGCCGTATACAGTCTGATTGGCTTGTATATGGTGGAGCTGGCGAAGCAAGAGGACGAAGAAGTATATATCCCGGGGCCTTTTGATGCTGACGATGAATCTGAAGAGGATACAGAAGAATGAATTTAACATTTACGATTCCAGGCGAACCGACGGCGCAGGGACGGCCTCGCTTTTCTGCTCATGGCGGATTTGTAAAAGCATACGACCCGGAGAAAAGCCGCAACTATAAAGCCTACGTCAAACTGTTAGCCAGTGAAGCGATGCAAAATATAGGGCTGACGCTTACGGAATTGCCCCTGGGCGTTGAGATAATAGCTGACGTGGGTATTCCTGCCAGCAAGTCAAAAAAATTCAAGGAGCAGGCTTTAAACGGCTTGCAGCTGCCAATCAAAAAGCCGGATGTTGATAACGTCGCAAAAATTATTCTTGATTCAATTTCCGGCATTGTCTACAAGGACGATAAGCAGATTGTGAAATTAGTAGTATCAAAAAAATATAGTGATATTCCAAAAGTTGAGGTGAAAATTTATAATGTTGAATAATTGTTTGATACTCGGGTGGGTAAAATTTGAACCTACGGTGCAAGTTATGAAGAACGGCAAAGAGGTATGCAACCTTGAAATTCAGTGCTCCAGAACGTACCTTGATAAGGACGGCAAAAAGATTTATGACTACATTTCTTGCCGCTGCTTTATCCCGGGACTGATTAAATATATCAGCAACTACATCACCAAAGGCACGCAAGTTATCGTAGGCGGCCGCTTTCAAACTGATTTATACGTGGATAGGAACGGCAAGAACTCTAAAGCAAGCTATTTGCTGCTGGAGCATTTGGAAAGCGTAAAGATTGCGCAAACCACTACGCCTTATCCCCCCAAAGCGGAACAGAAAGACCCACTCGATGATGTGGACTGGTAAAGAAAATGGATTACGCAGAAGCAGCAGACCATGCAGAGAGTTTGTTCTTTGCTAAAAATGCAATAGGTAAAGCGGTTGTTTCCACCAGGATGCAGCAGAGGGCGGAACGCTTGGAATTTGATATGAGGACCGGCGGCGATTCTACGGCACGCCTTGCGATTCAAGCAGTAACGCCGCTTGCTGCGGTCCGGTGTATTTATCTTGGGCAGGCGTTTTTGGTTTATCAGCCGGAAAAATGGCTGGATGTTATGGAACGTTCGCTTCTTCTGTTTCGGCAGCGGTTCGGGGACAAGTCCTATAAAGCGATTCAGCACCGATATGTATACCATTGGACGGTCCGCAAAATTTCTGTAATTGATGAGATTAGCCCGCAGGTGTATGCGCTTCGCCGCCGTTCGTTCATTGACGGTTTGCTCATGCTGGCGATTCAAGAAGGGCTATTACGGATTGACATAAACGCCAACAGCTTCCAAAAGGCCAGGGCAGAACAGAAGAAAGAAGGTTAAAGGCAGGCGCACGGCGCTGCCGCTTCCAAACATTAAGAAAACGCTTGCTATTAGTTGGGTACCGTGGTATAATAGCCTTGTCGATAAGTGTAAGCGCCTTTCAAGTATTGCGCTTGTCGGTCCAGCTCTAAAGGCGTAAAGCTGGCACGGATTGAAATATTGTTGATTTTCTTTATGAAATCGCACCAAAAAGAAAAGCCCGGCGCTGCCGGGCTTTTTGCTTTCCAAAAATTTGGCCGCTGCGTCGCTTGCAATTTTTGGGTGGCAGTGTTATAATAAAAAGCGTCAAGAGAACGCGAACGTCTTTTAGTATCGCTTCTCTTGGTCCGGTAGTAAAGACGTAGCACCGGCGCGGATTGAAAAAATTATATTTTTATGTATCACACAACAAACAAAAAGGCCGGGGCTTTCGCCTCGGCCTTTTTGTTTTTCGCTTCCCTAAAGTATGTGCCACGCGCGCAGAAAAGGGCCGCCACGTGTTCCAATCATGGCAGCCCTAGGATTATACCTGTAAAACTTTTCAGTTCCAAAAATGTATAGCCTGCTCGCGTTTGCAGGATACAGAAAAGCCCCGGGGCGTTTGCCTCGGGGCTTGTTTTTTATAAGCGTTCATCTATCTTGTCCAGCATTGCAAGGCAAGCATACCAGGAATTGCTTGCCTGGGTATGCAGTGCGGCCTTTTCGCTTTTGCGCTGGTCGCGCTTCCAATACGGGGCATAGTATTCGCTTGCTTCTATGCTCGAACAAGCGCAACCATAGAAGCATCTTGCTCGCTCGACCATTACACGCAACTTTTTTAATTGCTGTGTTCTCATTCTTCCTTCTCCTTTCGTAATAGCCCCCGACTTTCGTTGGGGCTTTTACTTTTACAGATTCGTTTTGCTTCTGTCGCTTGCCGGGGCATTGTCTGCTTCGCGGGTGTAGTACATTGAGCCGCTGGAAAATTCCCAGTCCTCGCTTTCATCGTCGCGGGTGTATTCCGCTTCCTCGATGTAGTATTCTACATAGAGTGTATCGCGGCCGCTCTTGTTGTCGATGTAGGGACGGCAAGCGTCACTATTTAAAACGGCTTGCAATTCGGCAAGGCTTTCGCTGCGCTGCAGCTCGACGGGTTCGCAATCGTCTTGCGCTTCCAGGCTAACACCCGGATAATATTCGCGGTAGTCCTTGCCGTGGTTGCGGCGCGGCAGCCATACAGAATTACGGGTTAAGGTGTAAAGGGTTTTCGTTTCCATGTTTTCGCTTCCTTTCGTAATAGCCCGGCTTGCGCCGGGCGAGTGATTCGGGGTTACAGTTCGACAACTTCCAGATACGCGCGGCGGCGGTCGTTGTCGATGATATCCGGGCGGCAGCCCTGCGCGTCGTATTGATTGATTACGTCGCCTTGTTTGAAGCCGTCATAATCAATAACCGGACAACCTGCGTCATCAGCGTAAACGCTAGCGCCTTCCGGCAGCATCAAGTAAACGCGGTCACTCGCTTCACTGTAAGCGACGGGGGCCAGGGAATAGCTTTCGTTATAGCCGCACTTCTGGTAGTCGCGCCAGCCAGGCAGCAGAACGCGGGACGCTTCTTCATCATAGCCCACTTCTTCGTATTCGTCGGTTTCAGCGTGGTAAACGTGAACGGGGTAAAGCTTAGTGGTTTCGCCTTTGATAAGCTCGCCGCTTTCGGTGCAGACGGTCGCTTCCCAATATTCGCCGTTCCAGTCGCTTTCGAATGCTGCGTAGCGGTGGCCTTCATCGTCGGCTGCCACGAAAAGCGCGTTGTAAACGTTGTTTTTGATTTCCTTTAACATAAATTTTACCTCCTAAAAAAATTGCTTCTGCCTTTTAATATTCTACACCGGCGGCGGCTTTCCTGCCGGTGTAGTTGGACGGATAGCTTTCTGCTTTTTGATTTCGGCTTTCAAGCCGACAAAATTTTTCATGTTTTCGCTTCCTTTCAATAATAGCCCGGCTTGCGCCGGGCGAGTGATTCGGGGTTACAGTTCGGTTGGGTCATTGCCAAATGTCGCGCTCATTTCGCCGGCATAATCTGGGCAGTACAGAAATTTTTCCGGGCCGACGATTGCAGCTGCCATTTTATAATAGCGGCAAGCCTCCGCGCGTTCGTGCTGCGCTGCAAGGTGGGCGTTGTATTTATCGCTCACTTCGCGGGTTGCTTCTTCACGGCCCATATAATAGGCTATAGCCAACAATTTGTCAAGGCTGTCGTCTTCCATATCTTTACAATTACCAATTGCTTCTTTAACGCGGGTACGTAAGGTCTTTACCTCTAAATAAATATCTTCGCTTCCAAAGGCCCAGCCCAAAAAATGCTCGGTGTTGATGTCGACGTATTTTGCTACAACTTTGCAAACATGCACGGGGTACGCTTCTGCTTTTGCTTCTCCGGTGGCGGGGTCGCACTCAATAACCGGCGTTGCTGTATTTTCTGCGGCGCTTTGGTCGGTCCAGGTGTAGCAAGCGCCGTTTTCAGGGTCGCGCAGGCCCAAAATATAAGCGGGGCGGGCAGCCTGCTTTGCGCTCCACTTTGTCTCAGTCAAATAATTTCTCATGGTTGATTCCTCCTAAAAAATCGCTTCTGCCTATTAATATTCTACACCGGCGGCGGCTTTCCTGCCGGTGTAGTGGGTTGAATAAATTAAAATGCTGATTCAACGGTCTAAATAAAAATTGCTTACGCTTGTTTCGTATACTTCCGCTTTATATATGCGGTCGGGGTTGCAAGCAAGGAACCAGCAAACAAAGAACACTTTCGGCCCGTAAATTGCAACGTTGCAATTATTCGCCAGGTCAATAATAAGATTATGACTATTACGACACACGCCGTCAAGCTGATAAAATTTCTTTCGCTTCACTTTAAAGCCTCCCTTAATAAGCGTTAACTTTCCAGTTATTCCAATCGTCAAAAGTGATGGGCGCCAGCATTTTACGTAAAACAAGAATATTCTGCTCGTATGCCTCTTGCTGCTTTTTCAACATCTTCCAGGCCGCCGCCGCCGCTTCCGCGTCGCTGATAATTTCGGCCGGGCTTTTCCCGCTGGCCTGCTTTTCCAGGCGCTGCAGCTCGTTCCGCATGTAGTCACCGTTTAAAATGCGGTTGTTCCAATCACTGCCGGAACGGTCCCACGGGCCAACGGTAAAGCTAGCGGAAACGTGCTCGCGCTCGTCTATGTCACAGCTAATTTTCGTTATATCGTAGGCCGTGGAATATTCCGCGGCGTGTACGGCGTCGCGGATTGGCTGCAGCCGTGCGCTTTTCTCGCGCGTTTCCGCTTTAAAAATATCAGTGTAGGCGATATAGCAACGGCAAACGCCTTGAGCCTCTGCGTTTACCGCTTCAGCCGCAAAAAACGCGGCGGCAAAATGATTTGCCAGGTCCGCAACGGTGTGTGCCGTGGTGATTCGTGCCACGTGTTCGCGGCATAAACGCCAGCATAACGCGCGGCGCGGTTCTACGGCTGCAAGGCTTGTTTCTATAGCTTTTACTAATTGTTCGGCTTTGCTCATGGTTTCTTCCTCCTTTTGGCCTGCCTCATCAGTACCGGGGCGGCCGGTCCCCGGTATACGCCGCGCGGGGCGGCGTTTCGGCTATTGTAATAAAGGCGTTCCCGGGCGGTATTTCAAAAACTCGCTGCCGTGCAGGTCGCGGATTTGGTCCATGCTCAACGTGCGGCGGACCTTCTTCACCCACTCCCCGGCGTGCCAATACCATAATTTTTTCTTGCTGGCCCATCTGCAGCCCGCTTCTTTCAAAACGTCCTTGACGGCTTTCGTTTCGCCGCCAATCCATAACCAATTACCGCAAATCTCGATTTCAAGGCCTTTCAAGCCCATGAGCACGGCCAGAATTTCGGTAAATTCTGCTTGTTCTGCCAGGATTTCGGCGGCGGTCTTGTACGTGCCGTCCGCTTTTTTGTTGCGCTGCCACTCCTGGCGGCTTTCGCTTTCGGCAAGTTCGGCGGCGCGCTTGTCGTGCGCTGCACTCATTGCCTTAAATTCGGCGGCCGTGCCTCCCTTGTCGGGGTGGCAACTCATGCAGGCCTTTTTAAACGCCTTCTTTAATTCCTCGATTGTTTCGCAAGCGGCAAAAATCTTTTTCCAGTCCACTTTCTTTTCCTCCTTTTTCGGTTCCGGGTTGTATTTTTGTTTCAGTTCGTCGAATTTCTCGCGGCTGACTTTCGCAATCAGTTTTACAAAACGGCGGCTGCTGTCCCATGTATCATAGATAACGCCATTAACAACGGCTACGGCGTGCTTTGCTACAAAAACAACGTAGCTGGCGCTGGTGTCGCAATGCTTTGTAAAGCTGTTGACTGTTTCGCGGCTGGCGGCTTTAACTTCAATTCCCAGGTCAGCCAGGGCGGCGGTGATGTTCTTCACGGTGTTCCATGCAGCGCCGCTTTCAAATACCTTTGTTTCCAGCAGCTTTTTCGCTTGCTGGTAGGTTAACGGGGTTGCCGTGCAGATTGCGCGGATTGAGCAATCACCAATGTTTTTATTTTCGGGGTTTGCGTTATACTTTTCAAAAGTCATGTTTTATTCTCTCCTTTCGGCTGGGCGCGGGCTTTGAACCGCCGCCGGCAGCTTTACAAGGGCTTTCGCCCTTGTCATCAGCTTACAGCAGATAAACGATGTTGGTTGCGTACTGATAAATTTCCTGTTGTGCCTCGCTTAATGCCGGGTAGCGGTAAATGTAGCACTCTGTTTGAGTGCTTTCCTTGACTTGTTGAGTCTATTATAACTCGCATTGGGTATGTTGTCAATACTCAATTTGAGATTTTTTTAATTTTTTTTGAGTTGTCAAAAACTCGCAGCGGGTATATAATGTAGGTAAGATAGCTAAGGAGGTATAGCAACATGATTACACCGACAATCAAAGCCGCGGCCCAGCTGGCAGGATTGAGCCGCGCGGATTTGGCCCAGGCCTGCGGATTGGCACGGCCGCAGGCGATAAGCAACAAATATAACCGGGATTCGTTCACGGCGCAGGATTTAACCAGGATTGCGCAGGCCTGCGGCGTTCGCCTGGCGTTTGTAGATGATACGGGGCGCGCCGTGCTGACGTTCCCAGCGCCGCCAGCTGATAGCAACGGCAGCCCCGCAGATGATGCGGAGCAATAACAACATTATAAGAGGATAGCAACGGCCGCGCGCTGGCAGATGTTCAGCGTGCGGCCGTTCTTTTTTGTTTCGCAACATTTATAATAGATTGAGGACGTTCACAAAGATTTAAAAAAGTATCATTGACTTAATAGCATTTTTTAAGGCATATAATTTATAGCAAGATAATAAATATAATTTAATTGATGATTGACAGATGGATTCTGTTAATCATTTTTTTATTGTCTTTTCTGGTAAATAATGATTATCTTTTCAATATGTATTGTTAATGTATTGTTTAGTGATTGTCATTATTGATAATATTAATTATATATACAGTTACAGAGTTTGTAACGATAATGTGACGGAAATGTTTAAGATTAAAAGTTTATTAAACAATACAAATACACCAACAAGAGGCAGACCGCCGGCAATAGTCACCCAGCCGCAGACGCTGGAGGAATGTGCGGCGTTGCTCAAACAGCAGGGCGCAGCTGTAGCCGTGCTGGCCGTGCAGGACCTGCAGGCCTATTGGCTCAAGATAATGTCAGACAACAAGGCCAGCAACAAGGATAAGCTAGCCGCGTCAAAGCTATATGCTGATAGTATAGGCGCGTTTGACAAGCAGACGCACGCTAACAAGGGCCCGGCTGTGTATCATTGGGGCGCGGCAGATGATGCAGTGATAGTAAACGATTGTTCAGAAGATGCTACCAAAACATAAACATAGATAGCACTTTTAACATAATCCTTATTATCGGACGCAAACATTATCTCGCTGCTGCTGATTAGCTGGCTCCTCCAGATGTTAGCGGCAGGCCTACCACGTTTTTGCTTTTGGTTGGGTGTTGGTTCTGATTTTCGTTTGGCGGCGCTGACGTTGGTGATTTCCCTGGGTTTTCGCAAAAATTGATTTTGGTTCTTGCCTTTTCCGCTGACATTGAGTGGGGGTGGGTCCCCAAAAATTCGCAGCCGCCGGGGGAGGTAAATACCAAAAATTACCAAAACGGTTTGTGCAAGGGGGTAAACATGGAAGACGTAATACAGATACCATGTACTCCACGACCTGCATGGGCGAAGGTGCTGCATAAGGAATGAATCAGACACCGCTTTGCAGTAATCGTAGCACACCGCCGCTTTGGTAAGACCATCGGAATGGTGAATCACCTTATAAGGGATGCTTTGCAGAGTGACTTAATCAGCCCGCAGTATGCTTTGGTAGGTCCGTTCAGTGCACAGATGGAAATTATTGCATGGGGACCATTGAAGTATTACACAAGCGTCATAGAGGGCATCAAGGTGAATGAAACTAAAAAGTATGTTGAATTCCCCAGTAAGATACCTGGAGCGCAGGGAGCGAGAATATATATCGTTGGTGCGAATAACCCCGACGCATTACGTGGTACATATTGGGACGGCGTAATACTTGACGAGTATTCGGATATGAAGCCGGAGATGTGGACGCAGATAATCCGACCTGCGATAGAGAACGGCGACAGAAAAGGCTATTGCTACTTCATCGGTACGCCTAAGGGGCAGAACAACTTCTATGAGATGTACAAGAAGGCTAAGACGAATAAGCGTTACTTTGCGTATTTGTCGAACGTGTACGATAGCGGCATTATAGACGCAAAGAGCATAGAAGAACTGAAAGAGGATATGCCGGAGGTAGAGTTCAGACAAGAGTATTTGTGCGACTTTAGTGTATCGGCAATCAACGAGCTTTTCAGCCTGGAAGAATTAGACAAGGCCTTTAATAGGGAGCTGACAGAAAAGGATATTCCTTATGATATGCCGCTGGTGCAAGGTGCAGATATAGCGCGCTTTGGCGACGACAGAACGTGTATATGGCAGCGTAAGGGTCTAATGGTATATCCACGGCCGAGAGTTTATAAGAAGCTAAACACGATGCAGACGGCAGATTATATTGCTTTGGCAATGGATGAAAATAAGGCAGATATGACCTTTATAGACGTTGGTAACATGGGTGCTGGCGTAGTCGACAGATTGAGGCAGATGGGGTACACGGCTTTGAGAGAAATACCATTTCAAGGCGCGGCGATAGAGAATAAGCGATATGAGAACATCAGAGCAGAGATGTATTTTAAGTTAAAAGAGTGGATAGAGGCTGGGGGAGCTTTGCCGGAAGAACCGGGACTAAGAGAAGAACTGGCAGTTATTCACTATAAGTATTCCAAGAATGGGCGTTTAATGTTAACGCCTAAAGAAGAGATAAAAGAAAAGCTAGGACGTTCACCGGACCTTGCAGACGGCCTAGTATTAACATTTGCAAGGAACGTTCCGTTAAGACAGTTAGGGCTTGATGATAGAAAGCCTAAAAAGCTAATGTGCAACACGGAGTATTCGATTATGGAGGCGGTATAAAATGGGTGGTATTGCAAAATTATTCGGCGGCGGTAATACGCCGACTATTGAGAAGGTGGACCCGGCACCGACTACAGTTGCGACAAGCAGCGAAGTTGCGACCGGCGGCGATAATAACAAGAAGAAGCGTAAAGGCTTTGCGTCTACGCAGACAAGCACTATTGCTAGTGGCGGCGAGGGCGGCCGTAATACTTTAGGCTAAGAGGTAACAGCTTATGAACTTTCAAACGATAGCGGCGAGCAAGCCACAGGGAACGCTTCCTAGTGACGGGGTGCCGCTGAAAAAGAACTTGCCGGACCGCCAACGTTTGGTGCGTAAGCTCAAAAGCATGTACGAGGACAGGCGAGATTGGGAGGACAGGTGGAAAGAGATAAGAGATTATCAGCTTCCGTTTGTCGGGGAGTTTGACAATACGGCAGACAAGACCAATCCCGCGCGCAGACGTGACTTAAAGATTGTGCATGGCGTAGCGTGGAGAGCGGCGCAGGTATTTGCTGCTGGCGTTATGAGCGGACTTACACCGCCGAGCCGCCAGTGGTTCAGATTTGCATATAGAAGGCCGGAGCTGAACACGAATGTTGAGGCTATGAAGGTGCTTGACACAAGACAAGAGATTGTATCGAGTGTGCTTGCAAAGAGCAACTTCTATAACAGCATACATACTGTATATCTGGAATTACCTTTTGGGCAATGCCCGATGGCTATATTCTACGACGCAGAAAACGGCGTGCGGTTCCAGACAATGACAATCGGCACATATGCACTTGAAGCGGATGGCTTTGGCAAGGTAACTACTTTTGCAAGAAAGTACGATATGACATTGCAGCAGCTAGCGGACTGCTTCGGCGTAGATGCTTTGCCCGACAATCTGAAAGGACTGCTAGACAATCAAAGCAATCTCACTAAGAAGTATAAAGTCTGCTGGATGGTAGAGCCTAACAGTGATAAGCTGCCTGGCTACATGGACAGACTGAATATGCCGTATAGAAGCGTGTACTGGTTGGAAAAGTCAGAGAGTGACGAATACTTGTATGTTGGCGGCTTTGAAGAAGAAGCAGTACCGGTAGCGCGTTATCTTGTCAGCGGCAATGAGGCATACGCAAGAGGTCCTGCGTGGTTTGCAGAAGGCGACAGTAAAATGCTGCAACTGCTGAAAAAAGATTATCTCACAGCAATAGAGTTAAAGATAAAGCCGCCGATGCAAGGCAGTCCAAGCCTTATGAATAACGGCGGTATTAACTTGATGCCTGGCGGTCTAACAGCCGTAGATGACCAGACGCAAGATATGGTTAAGCCTTTGTTCGCGGTTGACCTTGACTTGAAGGACGCGCAGGAAGAAATTATTCGCGTTGAGGATGCTATAAAGAGAGCATACAGTGCTGATTTGTTCTTGATGTTAGATAACCTTGATAATAGCCGCATGACTGCTAGAGAGGTTATGGAGAGAACGCAGGAAAAACTGCAACAGCTAGGCCCGGTGGTTGAGCGATTGCAGGACGAATTCTTAACACTGATTCTTCAACGCGTATATAACATCATCGACAGAAGCGGCGGATTTCCTCCGGTGCCGGAAGAGCTGCAAGACCTTTTGAGTGAGGAGGATGTGGAAGTGGACTATATTTCCCCTTTGGCGCAGGCGCAGAAGATGAGCGGCCTTGTAAATATAGAACAGGCGATAGCGCAGACAGGACAGATGGCGCAAGTATGGCCAGAAGTTACGAAGAAGATTAACCCGCTGGGTGCTATTACAAAATACTTTGAAATGCTTGGCGTGCCTGCAATGGCATTGCGCAGTGAGAAAGAAGTACAAGAGATGCATAAAGAAGAGCAGCAGGAAATGCAACGGCAGCAGGAAATGCAGGAAGGCTTGGCAATGGCACAGGCTGCGGCTCCTGCGGCAGAGGCGGCCAAAAATCTTACTGCGGCGGCGAATGATTCCAACCCGGCTATTACAAGCTGGCTAGGCGTGCCGGGAGGTTGGGAATAATGAGCGAGCAGTTTAAATATAAATCCAATACCGGCGATGATAGAAAGCAGGCACTGCTGACGGAGTACATGGTAAGAGAACAGGCAAGAAGGGACAAAGAGGCCCTACTTGACCTGCTGGGAAGCGAAAGCGGACGCTGGTTCTTGATGCGTATGCTTGACGTAACCAAAGTAAACTCTATGTGCTTTACCGGCAACAGCAAGACTTTCTATAACGAAGGCCGCCGTGATGTAGGCTTAGGCATTATCAAAAGCATTTTAGCACTTGGACTGCAAGGCATAGAGCTAAAGCAGCAGGCTGAAATGGAGTACGCAGAGTTCCAGCTAAAACTACAAGAGTTGGCAGTGGAATATGTAGATAATAACAAGGAGGAATAATCAATGGGTGAGAACGGCGAAAACGCAGTTGTAAACGGCGAAGGCGCACAGCAACAGCCCGATACCGCGGCGCAACAGCAGCAAACAGAACCGACTACTACTAATGCAACTAATAATACAAGTGCTTCCGGCACTATTGCAGGGAACGGAAGTAATGGGCAAGGCGCACAACAGCAGCCCGGCACAGTGAATTATGACTTTGCAGGAGTAGAGATGCCAGAAGGCTATGAGCTTAGTGCTGATGAGCAAGGACGCTTTGTAGACGTCATTAAGGGGATGAACCTTAGCAATGACCAGGCAAGAGCACTTGCAAAGTATGGCACAGAGTATGCAAGCCGTGTAGTGCAAGGCGTAGAACAGCTCCGTGCACAAGAAATTGCTAAATGGGGCGATGAAGCTAAAACAGCACTGGGCGCAGACTTGGGCAAAGTACAGGGCCTTTGTGATACTGCGTGTCGCAAGTTAGAGGCAATGTATCCGGGCTTGAATGTGCGTGAAGCGTTGGAAATCACCGGCGCAGGCAATCAAATTGCTATCGTAAGAGCATTTGCTAAACTTGGCGAATTGCTTGGCGAGGACCCAGGAATGACCGCACAAAGCGGCGCACAAGGCTTGAACACTGCACAAGGCATGGCAGCAAACATGTACCCGAAAACCGACTGGAGCAGGTACAAATAATCTTTAACTTTTAATTGAAAAACAGGAAGGATGATGAAATCATGGCTACTATTGGTTACTCCCAAACTATGAGTGACTTACGAAAGTATTTAACTCCGCAAGGCGCTATTGACCGCGTTATGGAAGTGCTTAACGAATCTAATCCGATTATGGAAGATATTCGGTGGATGGAAGGCGATTTGCCGATTGGTACTAAAACTACTATTCGTGCAAGCCTGCCTTCTCCGTCTATCCGCCGTATTAACCGCGGTACTTCTCCGACCAAAGGCACTGTAAAGCAGCGCATTGATGTATGTATGCACTTGGAGGACCGTTCCTGCGTGGACGTTGAACTGCTTTCCGGCAAACCGAATCCGCAGGCGTTCCGCATGGCAGAGGATGATGCGCACGTAGAAGGCATGGGCCAATACGTCGCACGTCAATTCTTGTACGGCAACTTGGATGATGACCCGGACACTTTCAATGGTATTGCGGTACGCTACAATACTTTGACCGACGGCGGCAAAGGCACTCCAGGCCACCAGGTAATTAGTGCAGGTACTGCCGGTACTAACACTAATGCTTCTATCTACTTCGTAGACTGGGGCGACCGCCGCGTAATGGGTGTATATCCTAAAGGCACCCAGGCGGGCTTGAAAACTGAGGACTTGGGCGAAAGCGATGTATACGACGAGAATAACAAACCGTTCCGTGCATTGCAGACCTTGTACTCTTGGAAATGCGGCTTAGCAGTGCAGAACGTTCGCTCTATTGTACGTGTATGCAACATCGACGTTACCAAACTGAACTCTTTGACTGACAGCGCACAGCGTGAACTGATGAATAAATTCATCTTTGCAAAGAACAGACTGCAAGACCCGAAAGCACCCGTTGCGTATGTATCTGACAGTGTATACTCTTGGTTGGAGTGCTATCTGAACAACAAGAACAATGTTCATGTTACCCGCCAGGACTTTATGAACGCACCGCCTAAACTGTACCTTGCAGGTATTCAGATTAAGAAACTTGACTGCCAAAGCGAAACCGAAGCGGCAGTACAATAACCGGAAGGAGTGAATAACAATGATTTTTGACCAGCAAAATATGTACATGGACAATTCCTTGACCAGCAATGTAATTGCGAACGTTGGCGGCGGTGATGCGGCCGACCCGTTGTTTCTTGTTATCACTGCGCCGACCGCCTTAGCTACTAGCGGCACTATCACTGCGGCGCTGGAAACTTCCGACAGCGAAAGCTTCAGCACTAAAACCGTTGTTGCAACTCATACACTTGCTGCCAGCAAAAAAGGCATTTTGGTTGCGGCAAAACTGCCGTATGGCATGAAGGCTTTTTCCAGACTGACTGTTACCGGCGCAAGCGGCGGCAAACTGACTGCTGGCTTGCACACACCTGTCAAGACCCGTCCGGCATGTATTAGTCATCTCGAGGGAGCGCGTAAGCTCATCC